GGCAGAATATCGTTATTATCCCAGCCGTATTTCTGGTTTATTCCGTTCTACTGCTGCTGGCACTATTGATGCTTGGCATCTTGCTCAACGGTTTACATCATTACCTACGCTGAATACTACGTTTATCCAAGATACTCCACCTGTTGATCGTATTGTTGCTGTAGGTGCAGCTGCAAACGGCAAACAATTTATTTTTGATAGCTTTTTTGATTGTAAGAAAGCTCGACCAATGCCAATGTATTCTGTACCTGGCTTGATTGATCATTTCTAATATGTTTGGTGGATTATCTTTAGGTGGTTTGGCTGGTGGCCTTTTAGGTTTTGTTGGCCAACAACAAACCAATCAAAAGAATTGGGATATTGCTCAAGCTGCTAATGCATCTAGTGCTGAACAAGCACGCGCTCAGATGGATTTCCAAGAGCGTATGCGGGAAACTCAATATCAAACTGCCGTAGAGGACATGAAAAAAGCGGGTCTTAATCCCATGCTTGCATATTCTCAAGGTGGAGCGGGTACCCCATCAGGTGCGATGGGGCAGGTGTCCACTGCAAAAGTAGGTAATGTTATTGGATCTGCGTTAGCTGGTTATCAAGCTGCTGCTATGACTGCTGCAGATCTTGATATGAAAGAAGCTACAACCCAGGGAACTAATGCTCAGACTATTAAAACAGAAGCAGATACGATTCAAACTGCAGCTAATATTGGGAAAATATTAGAGGATACCAAAGTAAGTGTTCAAACACAGCGTAATTTGGAAGCGACTTTAAATAAAATTTTAGAAGAAATTATGTTAACTAAAGCGCTAACAAGACAAACGTCTGCACAAACAGGTAAGACTACTGCTGAAACTGTAAATATTGAGAAAAATGAAGCACCCTCTGGAGATCCATTTTGGTATAGAGATTTGAAGCAGTTGATTAAAAAAGGCGTTAAAAATCCTAAATTATTAGTTCCATTTGGAGGAAGCAAATGATTAAAAAACATGAAGTTTTTTTACGTAGTGCTTATAACTACGATGTAGATGCTGCATCTAATGAGTCAGGGTTGGCTTGTGAGGAGCCTTCTCTGGCTCAGCAGCATTTTAAAGAAGAATGTGATATTAACACTATTCTTCAAAAATTTAATATTACAGGGCTTCTACCAGAAGCACCATTATCGCCTCGTTATGGCGATTTTAGCGGTATTGGTGATTACCATACCGCATTGAACCGCGTTATTGCGGCTCAAGATGAATTTGAGGCTTTGCCAGCCCAAATTAGGGCTCGTTTTGATAACGACCCAGCGAAATTAATCGAGTTTCTTGATGATGAAGCAAATCGACCAGTTGCTGAGGAACTTGGCCTGGTCGAAAAAGCAGCTGCCGAAGCCGTAGAAGCTGCGAAAGTCACACCTGAAAAGGCGGCTGAATAAGCCGTAGCACAGTTACATTACTTGATGTAACTGTGCTAGGTGACACCAAACCGAAAATGTACGTGAACCGAGGAGCTAAAAAATGATGTATAGAAAACCTGTAAATAAGCGCAAGTCGGCAAAGACGTTTCGCCGAACTGCTAAAAGAACCAAAGCTGCAAATATGCAAAAAGCCCCACATCGTGGTGGCTGGCGTTTATAATTAATTAAAATGGGTACCTCACATGCCTTGTTATCACCCTTTAAGCGCATTTCAATGCGTTGATGGATCAATTGTCTTTTATGAATCAAAAAGGCATGATACTGTCAAATCGTTATCGTTACCCTGCGGACAATGTGTTGGCTGCAGATTGGAACGCTCACGTCAGTGGGCTATTAGATGTATGCATGAGGCACAAATGCATACACAAAATTGTTTTATAACTCTTACTTATGACGATGCACATCTCCCAAGCGATCGATCATTACACTATCGAGACTTTCAACTCTTTATTAAAAGATTACGAAAACGGTATCCTGGACGAAGAATTCGTTATTACATGGCTGGAGAATATGGTGAAAACTTTGGGAGACCGCATTGGCATGCGTGTATCTTCGGATTCGATTTCAATGATAAGAAATTATGGAAACGGACTTCCGCTAATTCTCTCTTATATCGATCCGCAGACCTTGAATTACTCTGGCCATTTGGTTATTCCTCCATTGGAGATGTTACTTTCGAAAGCGCGGCTTACGTTGCCCGATATATTATGAAAAAGGTTACTGGAAAAAATGCTGCAAAGCATTATGAAGAAATTGACCCAGATACTGGGGAAATTACTAATAGGACACCTGAGTTTACGAAGATGTCTTTAAAGCCTGGAATAGGCTACGAATGGTATAAGCAATATACTTCCGATGTATATCCACACGACTACGTTGTAGTCCGTGGTAAAAAAGTCAAACCTCCTAAATATTATGATAAAAAATATAAAATTGATAATCCATATGAGTTTGACGAACTGCTTTACATTCGTGAAAAGTCTGCTAAACTCAATTATGCAGACAATACGCTAGAGCGATTGGCCGTAAAGGAACAAGTCGCAAAAGCTAAGCTGCAAAAGCTTAAACGTAACCTCACTTAGGAGAACCTCACATGAAATTAGTACTTTGTTCAGTAAAAGACCGTGCAGCTGATGCTTACGGTCGTCCAATGTTTGTACCGTCTGTAGGTGTTGCTATTAGAAGTTTTTCAGACGAAGTTAATAGAAAAGATTCTGAAAATCAGTTATTTAATCACCCAGACGATTTTGATTTGTATGAATTAGGTGAATTTGACGACAATACTGGTCTTTTTGCTTTACATGAACAACCAAAATTGTTATCTTTGGGTAAACAAGTGAAAATTAATCAGGAATGATTTTAAACAAGCCGTCTCAGCTTTAGCTGGGACGGAATAAGCCGAGGAGTTCGATTATATGCACCGTAATAAGTCAGTAGATGTTCATCAATTTACGATGATTCCAAAGGCCGATATACCTCGGTCGTCATTTGATTGTCAAAGTACTCACAAAACAACGTTTGACGCTGGTTATTTGGTACCAGTATATGTAGATGAGATGCTTCCTGGTGATACATTTCGGTTGAATATGACGGCTTTTGCCCGTCTTAGTACGCCAATTTTCCCAATCATGGATAACATGCATTTGGATAGTTTCTTTTTCTTTGTACCAAATCGTTTAATTTGGTCTAATTGGCAAAAATTTATGGGTCAACAAACGAATCCAGGTGATTCGATTTCTTATGTTGTACCCCAACAAGTATCGCCAGCTGGCGGATACGCGGTAGGATCATTACAAGATTATATGGGTTTGCCCACAGTGGGACAGTTGTCCAATACTGGAACGGTATCCCACTGCGCTTTTTGGCCTCGTGCGTATAATTTGATTTGGAATGAATGGTTTAGGGACGAGAATTTACAAAATTCCGTTACTGTTGATATGGGCGATGGCCCTGATAACGTAGCTAATTACACGTTGTTACGTAGAGGTAAGCGTAAAGATTATTTTACAAGCGCTTTACCATGGCCACAGAAGGGTGCTTCTGTTACATTACCTTTAGGTTCTACTGCACCTATTTATGGAAATGGAAAAAATTTAGGTTTAACTGATGGAACATCTGATTATGGTTTGTTTGCAGCTGGAACTGGCGGTTTAACCGCTTGGCCTAGTGCATATAACACAGCAGTTGGTCAATCAACTGTATCTGGTTCATATGCTGTTAACAAGACAATGGGTGTTGTTACTTCTGGAGAAAGTGGCTTATATGCAGATCTTTCGTCGGCTACTGCAGCAACTATTAATCAATTACGGCAGTCTTTTCAGATTCAAAAGCTTCTTGAGCGTGATGCACGCGGAGGTACTCGTTATACTGAAATTATTCGCAGTCATTTTGGTGTTATTTCTCCTGATGCTCGCTTACAGCGTCCCGAATACATCGGGGGTGGATCGTCCAATATTAGTATTAATCCGATCGCTCAAACGTCAGGCACTAACGCTAGTGGAACTACTGCCCCTCTGGGCACACTTGCTGCTATGGGTACTGCCTTGGCTCATAATCATGGGTTTACTTACTCGGCTACTGAGCATGGTGTGATTATCGGATTGGTATCTGTAAGAGCTGATCTTACATACCAACAAGGTCTTGCACGTATGTGGTCAAGATCTACGCGTTATGATTTTTATTTCCCAGCGTTTGCAACCTTAGGCGAACAAGCCGTCCTCAATAAGGAGATTTATGTACGCGGTGATTCTAATGATAATTCTGTATTTGGTTATCAAGAACGGTGGGCAGAATATCGTTATTATCCCAGCCGTATTTCTGGTTTATTCCGTTCTACTGCTGCTGGCACTATTGATGCTTGGCATCTTGCTCAACGGTTTACATCATTACCTACGCTGAATACTACGTTTATTCAAGATACTCCACCTGTTGATCGTATTGTTGCTGTAGGTGCAGCTGCAAACGGCAAACAATTTATTTTTGATAGCTTTTTTGATTGCAAGAAAGCTCGACCAATGCCAATGTATTCTGTACCTGGCTTGATT